CCACACAGGTGCAAGGTAGGCTCGTGTCTCGTGGAATGGATAATATTCGTCGCACAGCTGCGGTGACGACACTCAACAACGGCGTCGCTAACTACGTGTTTGAGTACCCACTCATGGTGCCAGAGAAAACTACGGTTGAGGCAACAGCCGTGGGTAGCGCGAACAACAACGCTTGTTCATCAATGTTCATCTTACTGTTGGTTAAAGGCCCCGCAGCTGGTTCGCCCGGCACACCTTGGATTTAAGGAAAACACATGGCTACAGGCATCGCACTCATACCCGTCGCACGCGCATCTGACTTGGAGGCTGAGGCCAAGCGCCGCAGCGATGAGCTTCAGAACAAGCCCGTCATTCAAGGACTCGCAGCCCACGTGCGCACACGCTGGGACAGCGCTCGTACAGCGAAACGCAACTTGGAAGAGCGCATGCTGCAATGCCTGCGCCAGCGCAACGGTGAGTACGACCCCGACAAAGCACAAGAGTTGGCTGAGCAAGGTGGCTCGGACATCTACATCAACCTGACATCGGTGAAGTGCCGCGCGGCCACCAGCTGGTTGCGTGACACACTCTTGGGCACGGGCGCTGACAAGCCATGGAGCATCGAGAGCACACCCAACCCAGACATGCCACCTGAGATTTTGCAGGCGTTGCAGCAAGAGTTGTCACAGCAGTTGATGATGCACATCGAGCAAGGTGGCGTACCACCCACGCCTGAAGAGTTGCGCCAGACCGCTATGGCGATGAAAGATCAAGCGCAGCACAAGCTCAAAGAAGAAGCCCAGCAGCGCGTCGCGCGCATGGAACGCAAAATGGAAGACCAGTTGGCTGAAGGCGGCTGGTACAAAGCGTTCAACGAGTTCCTCGATGACATCGTCACGTTCCCCTACGCCGTGATGAAGGGGCCTATCAAACGCCGTCGCAAAACACTGAAGTGGCAGAATGGTAAGTTAGTACCCACTGAGACAATTCGCAACGAGTGGGCTCGTGTTGACCCGTTCATGCTCTATTGGGCACCATGGTCTTGGGAGCTCAACGATGGCTACGTGATCGAGCGTCACCGCCTCACAGCGGACGACTTGCAAGCGTTGATCGGCGTGCCCGGCTACAACGACGATGCCATTCGCACAGTGCTCAATGAGTTCGACACCTCTGGCATGAAAGAGTGGTTGTGGACTGACGCTTCCAAGGCCGAGGCCGAGGGCAAGTACGTCACCGAGGCCATCATCTCTGGCGACTTGATTGATGCCATCCAGTTGTGGGACTCAGTCAAGGGCAGCTTGCTCATCGAGTGGGGCCTGACAGCGAAAGAGATTCCAGACCCAGCATTGAACTACCCCTGCGAGGTGTGGTTGATCGGTGGCAAGGTGATCCGCGCCGTGTTGAACTACGACCCACTTGGTCGCAAGCCTTACTACCTCACCAGCTACGAGAACCTCCCCGGCGCTGTGGACGGCAAGGGTGTCACCGACTTGTGCCGTGACGCACAGGCCATGGTGAACGCATCTGCACGCGCGCTGGCAAACAACATGGGCATCAGCTCGGGCCCACAGGTTGGTGTGAACGTGTCACGCCTGCCGCCCGGTGAAGACATCACTGATTTGCACCCATGGAAAATCTGGCAGTTCACACAGTCTGAGGTGAACGACAGCTCGGCACCGATCAGTTTCTTCCAGCCACAGAGCAACGCGCAAGAGTTGATGGGTGTGTTCGAGAAGTTCAGCGCACGCGCTGATGAAGACACCATGATCCCACGCTACATGACAGGCGAGAACAGCCCCGGCGCTGGCCGCACATCGTCTGGCTTGTCCATGCTCATCAGCAACGCTGGCAAGGGCATCAAGCAGGTGATCAGCAACATCGACCACAACGTGATCATGCCCGCCATCGAGCGCCTGTACCAAGACAACTTGCGCTACAGCGATGACCCCGATTTGGTCGGTGATGTCAACATTGTTGCCAAGGGTGCCAACAGCTTGGTGATCAAAGAAGCCGAGGCCGTCCGTCGCAATGAGTTCTTACAAGTGGTGCTTAACAGCCCCGTGGCACAGCAGATTGTCGGCATGGACGGCGCAGCAGAGCTGCTCCGCGATCAGGCCAAGCACTTGAGCGGCAACGTCGATCGCATCGTGCCTGACCGCCAACAGATAAGCACCATCCAACAGCAGCAAAACATGATTGCCGAGTTGCAAGGTCAACTCCAAGGCATCATGGGCGCAATGCAAGGCCAGCCGCCCGCGCAGGGCATGACGCAAGGCCCCGCACCCAAGAACATGCTGCCCGATGGAAGTCAAGTCGGTGGCCGCGAAGGCAACATGATGTCCCCTCGTCCTAACGGAGTCTGACAGTGAGTGCCAACTTAATTAAAAATTTGTTGACACGTGTCGGGTAAGTTGATATAGAATTTAACCATGAAGATTTTTGTAGGCCAAAAGCCTGACCGGAAGCACATACAAGCGCTCGTGCGCTGTAAGCAACCAGAAAGCGAAGCCCTGCTGGCACTTTTTAAGACGAAACTTGAGGAGACCAAGGTCTCGTTGATGACCGCCGAAGAGCCAGCCAGAATCTATCGCCTTCAAGGTCGAGCAGAAGTCTTATCAGATTTTCTCGATGCGATTGAAAAATCGCCCGAGATTCTCGCCCGGTTGGGTAACTGACCGGTTTATCGTCCGAGCAAACCATTACGTGTAGGCAGACCGCAGTAGGAGCCGAAACGGAGTTGGAGCTTAAAGGAAACAAAAATGGCATTGCCTAAACAAGTTGAAGCCCAGTTGAAGGAACTGGAAAAGATTGAGCAGCAGATCGCTGATAGCCAGAAGCCCGCAGACCCTGCACCTCCTGCCGACCCAGCACCCGCAGAGCCCACACCTAACCCAGAGCCCGCCCCAGCCGAGCCAACACCTGTTGAGCCAACGCCTGCACCAGCAGAACCTGTTGTTGCTGAAGAGACATGGCAGCAGAAGTACAAAACCCTCAAGGGCATGTACGACGCTGAAGTACCTCGCTTGCACGCAGACATGCGTGATCTCAAAGCTCAAGTGGAGTCACTCCGCAAAGCAGCTGAGACCAAGCCAGCGGAACCTGTCAAACCAGCCACACCAGAGAAACTGGTAACGGATGCTGACGTTGAAGCATTCGGTTCGGACTTGATTGAAGTCCAACGCAAAGTTGCACGCGAAGTTGCAGCAGAGTTTCGTGGTGAGATTGACGCCATGAAAGCCGAAAACGAGAAGTTGCGTGAGCAGCTTAGCGCCACAGGTTCTCAAGTGTCTGAAGCTACGTTTGAACAGCGGTTGCACCGTTTGGTGCCCGACTTTGAAGCGGTCAACGCTGATCCCAAGTGGATCGCATGGCTGCAAGAGGTTGACCCACTGTTACGTGCACCACGAATGTCTGTCGCACAAGACGCGTTCAACAAAGGCGACGCTGCTGGAGTAGCACACTACGTTGCAATGTTCAAACAAACATTGGCACCTGTAGAGCCCGCTGCCAACAAAACCGAAGAACTCGAACGTCAAATTCAGCCGAATCGAACTACCACTGCGACCAACGCGGTACAGCCTACTGGCAAGACTTTGTCTAGCAAAGACGTCGAAAAGATGTTCCAGAAAGCTGCACTACTGGGTGCGCAGGGCAAGTTGGACGAGGCACGCAAACTTGAAGCTGAAATTGATCTCGCCTACATGGAAAACCGTGTGGTTGCGTGATTAAACCAACCTGTTTAACTTTTTAGGAGGCCAAAATGGCTGCTGTGTTCCCCGTACAAGCTCCGTTCAATACGAGCACTTCTTACTCTGGCGCTTTCATCCCCACCTTGTGGTCGGGCAAATTGCTTGCCAAGTTCTACCAAAACACCATGTTGTCTGAAGTCGCTAACACCGACTACGAAGGCGAGTTGAAGAACCAAGGCGATACCATCCGTATCCGTTTGGCTCCCACCATCACCATCTCTGACTACACCGCAGGTCAAAACCTGAACTACGAAGTCCCCACTCCTATCTACAAAGATATGCAAGTGAACAAGGGCAAGTACTTTGGCGTGCAAGTCAATGACGTGTTGTCTTATCAAGCCGACATGAACCTGATGAACATGTTCACAGAAGACGCTGCCAAACAGTTGAAAATTCAGATTGAAAACGAAGTGTTTTTTAACAGCTTTG